CAGAACTCAACTTCCTCAAAATTGTACACAGGTTTCTCGCACTTCATGTTGAACCCGAACTGCTTAAAGTACATATCTAAGTCAGCCAGGAGCCCCAAATGCTTTCTTTGGATAAACACCAGACAATCGTCACCATTATTTGCAAACTCATACTCAACGCGTTTGGAGTCCAAATACGCCTTACACATCAAACACATCAATAATTTATTACCCAAGGATGTGTTCATGTCTCCGGACATTCTTGAACCTTTCTTTTTGTACTTGAACCAACCGTCACTACCTTTGGCAACCCCAATATTGATTAGCTGTTCCTTCAACAACCTTGCCAATTCTGTACTTTTATAAATGGCATCATATATGCTATGCTCAAATTGTAGTGCTTGGGTAGAAACATGCTGGTCGAACCGTGAAGCGTCAAGTCCTATGACAGCACACTTTGGAATACTGTCAAATTTCTGCTTCAAGGTAAGCGCTAACTGTGTCGAGTTGTATTTGCTCATGATGGTGGGCGAACCGAATAGTTCATCAACTGCATCATATAGTTTGTGTTCTATGGGCCTCAAATACTTCCCCACTTCAACATTGAACCGCGGCTCCCGTGGTTGTATAACTCGTGGTGCCGGATCCTGCTTGATGGTGAAGTTAATCTTTTCAGCCTTGACGAATGTTTTGAGACGTGCATCACGGGAACAGATTGGTTTTAACGCCAAACTGGCTACCGCCCTCTCATATGTTAGACGTCGTGGTCCCTTGTAGTAATCCACGAACTGGTCGCGGCTCACAGGGGATTGTCGTCCAACAGAGCGAACAATAGTGCGTTTTAATGATGCAAGTCTTTTCTCAAACACACCGGGTATAGGTTGAACACATTTTGTTAAGTTCCGGTCAGTGTAGAGAACCCGCTCACCTACCCCACGCAAAAGGTTGGCGACGGAATTATTATGGGTGTTCAAATTATCGTCGACAATGAAGTTGCCCATATACAAACATTTTCGACGTTTAGGTGCCCCTGCATATACTGGAGACAGACCGGGATAGTTGCTGGGTGCAGTATCTATCCCCTCCAGTTTAGCTGGGCCCCATCAAGCAGAGGTCTCTGCGCCCCGAAGGTGGCGCATGACTCTCTCCTTGCTCTTGGTAGTGTTGGTCTTTGTAATAGCTGCCGTACGCATCTCCCAAGCTGTAGGTATGAAGACCATCTCAGTGGCGAAGTCTACATTCTCAGCTATATGTCGCGCAACCACACCGTGCGATACGCAAATATCATAAAGGTACTTGCGCACACACATGCGATTGGCTTCAGTTACATTAGGGAGCCCAAATTTGGCCTTGCCTGCCCTAACTAGGAACGCTCTGAATGGCGCTTTAGCTCGAACTTTGCGCTTGGTTGTTGTGTTTTCAATAACATCCATAGTTTGTGCTGATATAATTTCTGAAATTTGGTCGGTTTCAAAATCAAATCCGTTCTCCACCTCATTCAACACATCCTGGACCTCCACATCAACTTTAGCTACAACCTCCTTAGCTTCGAACCAATCAGAGTAAAATCGTTTGTACAGTCCATATCCCAATTTTCCAACCTGATAGACAACAAATGCAGTTTGAACAGTAGCATTCGCGTGGTTAATATCGAAAACCATGACGACGAAAGAGTTG